AGATAGATGGTGTTTGCAACGGTGACGGGCGACCATTTAGCTAATGAGTTGAATACACGCCTGCCGTTGAGCATCCGCTCACGCAGTAGGTTGGTCTGCTCCTGGCGTCTGTTGCCTGGCGTCAGGTTACTATAATCTGGGTATTGCCCGCTCAAACGCTTGTAATCGCTGACTGTATAGCTGTTGTACAAGTTGCTGTTGGCGCTTGTTTGCGCTTGCATGATGGCGTTGATGCCACGCACTCGCAGCACCTTGCCTTCATTGAGGCCGATCTGCCCAGTCTTCATCCCCCATTCAACGCTCGATTGCAGCCGATTATCGCTGTTGCGGTCAGCCGCAGCATACAGGTGCTGTTGCTGCCACAATAGAACACGCACGCCTTCCGTTGCGGTGCCCGTTTGATCTGTGGCTGTAGCCGTGACGACGGTAAAGTTTGTGCGTGCGGTTGTTCCAACTGGGGCAGACAGGCGCAGCGTGTAAAGTGGAGCTCTATATTGGGTCACGTTAGCAAACACGAGCGCATTGGCTGTTGTGTTTACAGTCGTCGCCGTATTGGCAATAGTCCAGTTAGTACGGTCGCTGGCTTCTGGGTACAGGCCCAGCCCCTCAAACGTAAATGCAGCATCCCACGATAGGTTGAGTGTGAAGCTGTTGGTGGAAGGGGCTAAAGCAGGCGGCCATGTTGCTGGCTGAAACGTCTCGAAGTAGACCGGAAACTCGTAGATGACTTTGGTGCCGTCATCTGTCGTAAAAATGTTATCCGGTTTCATGACGTAGAACAGGTGGTCATCTGTGATGGTTGCTGCCGCAGCGTCAACTGCGTAGGTGTAACGCCCCCACCCGTGCCGGCGCTCATCCTCGTTGTCGCAGCTGCGGTCCATAGAGCCGCCACGGCCTAGCTCAGTAATGTAATATGACGGGCTTTGCGCAGCTGGCGTCAAACCATCCTCATCACGATCTTGCAGGCCACCAACAATGAACGTGCCCTGGCTATCTGACAGCATCTGCAAGCACTCAATGGTCTGCCGGCTTTGCGGCTCGTTGCCTGCCGGCTTAGTCGTTGCTAGGGGCCATATAGACCACGCCTGATGTCTGAACTGGTACACTAGAATGTGGTCATGATACGCCACAAAGAGGGTTTCAGTTTGCGGCTCATAACTAAGCGTCGGTTGACCCACATGCTTGTAGATAACTTCTGGCTGCTGCTTTGTGCCGCCCTGTCCATTGTTTGCATAATAATGCGTTGTTGGATTGACGATTCCGCTGTCCCAATAATCAGCAATGGGATCAGACAGATCCTGCACGGACTGCTGTGCACCTACCATATGGCAGCCCTTGTTTGACACCCAGCACACGCCAAACGGGGTTTCTACAATCGAGCGTGGGCCAACACAACCAGTGCGCTTGTCGATCCTGACGTGTGTAACGCTGACGACATTAGCAAACGCAGCCCCCGCACGGTTGTTCTGCTGCATCTGTAGCAGGTGCGCTTCTGTTTCGCTAAAGGCAAACAGTTGTCCGTTGTGCTCACCGATAGCTTTGATGTCGCCTTCAGTTTGTATCTCAGCAAAGTTATCAGCCATGATGGCACCTGGCTGGCCTACATCGCTGAAGTACAGCACGCCACGCAGCGCATAGACCATGCGGCCCTTGCACAATGTCGCAGCCTGCGCTCGTGGGAACTCAGACTTGCTAAGGTAGGTAAACTGCTCACCGTTGAGGCCACGCACGCCGCTAACAGGTTGCAGCACTGAGCCTTCGCAGTCTTTGGTTTGGTAGTTGGTACCGACAGTAAAGCCTGCGCCAAACAGGTTAGGGACCACATCAGTGCTATCGATCAGGCGCTGTTTGGTCTTTGCCACGTCGATGCCGTGGTAGACCCACACACCATACTCGCCGATCATGATAACCACGCTATCGCCGATCTGGCTAAACGCTGCGTGTGTCACACCACTGTGGTACTTGAACTTGATGAAGTCATTGGCCACAGCATTGTTGCTAGCGCCGGTAGTCTCGAAGTGGCCGTGTGCTTCCGGTATAGCAGCAGGCGTGCAGTTCTCTGCCGTGCGCAAGGTCAGAACCTCTTCCCACTGCGTGCCTGTGGTAATGTCGTAGATCGACACGACGGCAGTCTTGGCTGCCCCATGGACTGTCTTGAATGCACGTTCCCACAGCGGCAACGTTGGCGACGGCGCATCGCTGCCACTGTACTGCACCACCGACTCAAACACGCTAATGATTTGCCGGTGGCCGAAGTTGTTGTTGTACAGATAGCTGCCGAGGTGGCGTTGATAACCGCCGGTGGCCTGGCTCACCGCTCCAGTAAGATCAGCCTTCTGTGCCGTGCAGTCCTGCTGCGTCAGCTGACCGAAGCCTGGGCGCACCATGATTTGATGCGCGCGTTCTGGGCGCCATAAGTTTGATAACCACTCCAAGCCGCTAGGGTCACGCAGATCGATGCCCTGCTGTGGGAAGATGTCAACTTCTGGGTACCTCGACGCCACCACTTACCCCTAATAAAGATGCGTAACTGAAACACCACTGAATGCGTCACGCACACGGCCGCCTAGCAGGAAGCGCACAAACGAATCTGACAACAGCGAGATTTGCCGTTCGATCGGCTCATTCAATACGCCATCACGAATGAAGTAGCGCCTAGTCGCCAACAGCACGAGCAGCTCCTGAAATGTTTCAAGCATCCCGTTTTCAAGCGCGTCAGTGGCAAGCATGGTTGTTGGATCTGTCGCTGCGATAGGGAAATATTCGATTGTGATTTCGTCAGGGAAGCGAGCGTTGAAATAGATAATGTAACGCTGGAGCATATAGTTGTTGAGCGAAGAGCTCAGGCCCAGCGGTGCGCCGCTAGCGACAGGCACCATACGAATCGTGCGGTCACGACTCATTTCACTGCTGCCCATGTAGATGTTTGTGATGGCCTGCACGGGACCATACAACGGCAACGCAGCTGTGGTGTTTGGACCCATCAGCGGGGTATTGGGCACCTTGCCGGGGTATACGATTGCAGGATCGTTGAGATCGAGCGATGCGTTGATAGGCTTAGCGCTTGCCGGCTGAGCTGCGTAGTTAGCATTGTTAGCAACTGTGAGCTCGATTGTCTCAAGCAGCATGTCCGGCCTGTGCTGCCGGATAATGCCACGCCAGTCGTTGATGCCAAACTTGAGGTACTGATTGACTTGCGAGTCAGTCAGAAAGGTTTGGTCAGGGTCATCGATGTAATCACGAAACAGCGTTTGTGCGTCTAAGAGATTCATCCGAAACCTCCTGTCATGCCAGGCGTCTCGAAGATAGCCGCATCACGTTTGCCAGCTTCCCGATTTACTGCGCCCTGTGACGTGCCGCCGTTTTGCTGTTGTGGCACCTGCTCGCCTGGCAGCATCGGCGCGCCTGGGATGCCCGGCCCCATGCCCTGCGGTTGCGGTTGCTGCTGCTCCTGCGGGTAGATAGGCGTTTCGAGCTGCATCATAAGGTTCTGATCGCCTTGCGCTAGGATGCCACGGTACACCTGCTGGATGTTGTCCTGCACCTGCTCAGGCAGCTGGAAGAACTCATCGCTGACCACAAACTCGCCAAACACTTCTGTGAGCTCTTTGATCGGATCGGTGCGGTGGATGGTTACTTCTGCGCCTGCGATGACGTGCTCAAGCACATCGAGCGCCATGTTGTAGTTACGCACGGTCTGCGCAATCTGGTCATCCATGCCAAAGAAGTTGATCGCACGACGGGCCTCATCAGGCGACAGCAGCTGCAACTGGAACATCTGCACCGCACGCCGCTCACGATCCTCAAGCATGTTGCTGAACAGCGTGCTCGCTTCAAGGAAGATGTCAGGGTCGTCTGTAAGATCGGTCGCCTTGATCTGCTTGTAGAACATCCCGCCGTCCTGATTGAACATGCGGACCATCATACCCTCGGTAAAGTATTTCTTGGCCAGCATCAGGATGCGCTTGCTGACGTTGACTGCCGCACGCTCAATGTTGTCCTGCACGCCTTGCAGCTGCGAGGTGTCCTGATTGACAAGCTGCTGGATTGCTGCGCCGGACTGCACGCCGCTCACACGCTTACCAAGCGAAGCGCCGTGGATGCCTGCTAGGTCCATGATCTCGCTTTGGCAACGCAGCACGTTGTCCATGATGTAACCCGGCAGCGGTGCAGGTGACGCCTGCTGTGGCGGCGGGGCTGCTGGGTTGTAGCGAATCTGCGCTCCAGGCTCGTTGGTGATCCTGTCTACGCCGCTGTTGACCGGGTTGAGCCACTGGACGTTGCCCAGCAGTTTGATGTTGCCAATGATGGCACTGCGCTGAGCGTTGTACTCACGCTGCACTGAGATAAGAGGCTCAATGGCGCCGATGCCATGAAAGCGCCCTGGCACACCGTGAAACTTGATGTGTTCTACAGGCCACGGGCCGGTGCCGTCCCACTCATCTTTCTTAGCTTTCCACAGCATGGTGTCACCACTGGTAATCATGTGATTGCCGTTGCGGTCCCAGTATTCGTAGATAGCGTAGCGTTTGACTTTGTAGGTTTGGCTTTGCTCGTAATCGAGAACAAACGGCCGGTACTGTTGATCGAAGTCAACCGGCTCTAGCTTGTCTAAGTCTGCTCGTGGAAAGCGCCGCTTCATTTCTGCTTTGGTGACGTAATCACGCACCATCAGATAGTCGCTTTCATCAATGTCCAAACAGCCAGGCTGCACCAAGAGGTTGTACGGGCTGATGACTTTGACTTTGATGCGCTTCATGTCACGACAATAGTACGTGTGGATTCCTACGTTACCGCAGCTGATAAGCCAGCGGTTGGCGTCTCGAAAGTTCTTAGCAACTTCCGCTTGATTCCAAATGTACTGCACAAGTGCTGCGTCGCACTTTGCTTTGACCAGATCCTCACGCGTCGCAGAGGACGGCCGTGCGCTAACGTGTGGTGTAGACACCGCTAGCATAGCGTACAGGCGATTGTAGATCGGCAGGATCAGGTTGATCGTCAGACGCACCATGCCCGGCTTCTGCGTCGCCATGCGCCACGTGCCGTCATTGAGCTGCCTGCCGTATTGAATACCCTCTAGAAACCGTCGTGATGCGTCCCACACAAACATGCGGCGGCGCATCCATTCATCTACGTGGCTACGAAAGATGTTGATCGTGCCCGGTGTGACTTTCTTCTGGTCCTCAGTGCCGTCGAGATCGCTGTACATGCTCATTCAAGTCCATCTCCAACACCAAGATGCAGGGATTCATCAGTTTGCTTCTCAAGTTGTGCCAGGCGCTGGAGCCTGCGGACCCGATCCACCGCCTTGGTAGCCCGCTCGAAAGCGAGAACCAAGAGGCAGATCGAGCCGCAGAACTCCAGTACCGTTAGCACAGCAAGCTCTTATGCTCGCTTGTACCGCACACCGGCCATAACGCCGATGCAACGGGGCTTCTCGGAAACCAGCTCGAAGTATTGCTTCCAGAACCCTTCACGGATGTCCATGAGACGGGTGGACAGCGGATCACGCTTCTGCGTGACGATGTCACCATTGTCGCTGAACTCTTGGAAACCACCCGGACGCAACGTGTACGTGTTGATGGTGTCCTTCTTGATGAAGTAGATCACGCCATACGGAGCTTGGCTCGACACCTTGATCGGGATGTTCCCTTCAAAGGCAAGGTCTTCCGCACTGAATCCACCACGAGCATCCGTTTCACCCGGCAGCCAGCGCTGATCCGCTTGGAACAGGTTCTTGTACTGGGCACGCGTGAAGCGGTGCATGATGAGGCAGTCAATCTTCTCAGCCGTGAGATCTTCGATGCCGTCGTAGACAAGCTGCATGTCTTCAAGGTCGAGATCGGTCCCGTTTGAGTTGCCGCTGCCAGCCGCCGGAGCAGTCGCAACAGCGCTCTTGTAACCGAAACCACGAAGCACGGTGTTATCGGTATTGAGACGGCTGTTGGTGAAAGCACCGGCCGACTCAGCTTCAAACGCAAGCGCATTCAAGCCGTGCACTTCATCGGTGCGCGTACGTGCGCCACCAACGGTGTGCTCAACAAGAACAGCCAGATCCGTAGCGGCAACACCGCTCGTGTCCGGGCCGTCACCTGCGTGGGTCGTGGAGTCGAGGACTGCCGTGCCCAGCGCCAGATCAATGGCACCCACTTGGAACAGCGCAGCTGCGGTCGGCGCAGCGTTGCCATCAGGCAGGTATGCCCAGTTTGTTGCATCATCACGCGGCACATGCAGCACCTTGACGAAGGTGTTTGCACCGGCAGCCGTGTTCTCAGCCTTGATGGCGCTCAGCGAGTTAGCGCCGGAAATCATGCAGACGTTGGCACCCGTGTGCGCATCCTGATCGATCACGAAGCCAGGCAGGCCACGACCGATGAACATGTCACGATCGAGCTTGTGGCGTACGTCTTTCTCCATGGCACGCATTTCGGAGTACATTGCGCCGATAAACGCCGCTTCCGATCCGCCGTTGCCAGGAGCCGAGGCTTCAGCCTGACCCGTGACTTGGAATGAGCAGTACAGGCTTTGGTAGCCAACGATCATTTCCAAGTACTCTTGGTTGCTAGCACCCGGCACAACTGCGCCTTCAGCGCCGTATTTGATGCCGTCGGTAGCCGTGTTGACAATGCCACGCGTGTGGGGAGGGATGTGCACGTTGGCACCGGCCCACTGGTGCGGGCCTTCTTCAAACAAAGCGTAAATCATCGCTTCGAGGTTCAGCTGCTCACGAATCGGTCCTTCATACTGATTCTTTAGAAGCTCACTGATAGTAGTAGTAGTAGCGCCCATTGTGGCCTACCTCCTAACGGGGTCTGCGCCGCCCCCCAAAGAGCTGCGACTTCATTTCCCGTAATGTCATTGGTTTATTCTTAGATACGAGGGCCGTATCCGCCGTTACAGATGCCGTCCCAGTTTCGGTTTTAGTCCGATGGGGCAGCGATTCAGCCGGGTTTTTCGCTGGCGCAGCCTCTTTAGCCTGCGGCCTTGATAGTCCCAGCCGTTCAAGCACAGCGTCTTCCAGCTTACGCTCGTGCTCTTCAAATGCTTTAGCTGCGTCCGCAATGTTTGCATCCGGGTTATCGTTGAGCACCTGCAAGATGTAATGTTTCCCTGCGGCCTTGTCGTTGATGGCAGATCCATCCAGCGCGCTTGAAATCTTACGGTTGTACTCATCGACCAGCTTCTGGACTTGCATGTGCTGCGTGTCCTGCTTGGCTGACTGCGCCTGTGTCCTGATGGACTCAAGCTCATTACCCATCGCAATCAATGCGTCGGCAATGTCCTCATCCCCTGACTTCTCAGCAAGATCTTTGATCTTATCCATAAAGGGATTTGGCTCTGGTTCCTTCGCTTCTTTCTCAGCCTTCGGGGCCTGCTGGGCGGCTTCCAACTGCTTGATTCGCTCCTGCAAAGTCCCATTGAGCTCCTTCAAGTGCTTTGCTTCCTCATTCTTTTGCTTGAACCGGTCGTACGGTATTGGTCCTGGCGCATCTGCTTTGGCCTCAGCAGGTGCTTTAGAGGAAGATTCAGGCGAGCTGGCCGGCTCACTTGAACCACTATCAGGAGCCGCAGATTGCGACTCGGTTGCGGGGGCTGCTTCAGCAGCGGCTGGGGCTGAGGACTCGGAAGCGGCCGGCGTCGCCGCATTTTCGCCCATTCTTTTCTGAATCTCAGCAAGTTTAGGAAATGGCATTATATCGCTCCTGCCTGGCGTGGAAAACAGACCGATCTAAGGTTGGTCAGCCACCTTGAAACACACTGTCATTACGCCTCTGCCCATAGCAGCGTCAAGGCGCAAGCCACTATTCTAAGCCGTCACCATAAAAAGAGTCAAACGCTACCCTGTTGTTTTGCCTCATGGTTACAGCATCAGCTAATGGCGTCATCGTCAT